GACCAGGCATCTGGGCGAGGGCCGGGTGATCCCCAGTATGGCCGATATAGCGGAGGAGCCGCCGCTGTGGATGACTCCACAGGATGTGTTCTATCGGCGCGCCGGGAACCCGATCAGGGCCTATGGCGACTGCTGTCGAGCCGCCGAGGGCGAGCGAATATATCGAGAGAGGCTGGTTGCCGCCGATCCAGACAACGAGGTTTTGCGCGCCAATCACATGGACGCAACCGTCCGCCACGCCGGTTTGCTGGGGCATGTAATGCGCTACATGCTCCCGACCTATTCGGCCATTTCCGTGCAAGACACCCGTGGCGACAACGACCTGTCAATCGACGAGGCGCGCTCGATCCTAGCTGAGGTAACGCGATCAGTTGACGCTGTTGCTGCTGTCTCGGGCTGTGATGATACCAATGTTCCACGTGGAACATTAGCCGGGCAGGTAGAAACCGATGGGGATTAGCTATTCTCTAGAGCTACTGCGCGACGCCCGGCGCGTCCGGGAGATTCAGCGCGCCCAGGTCGTGATAGATCGTGAGGAGTTGCCGCGGAAGCTGGAAGCGTTTGTTCGGGCTGCATGGCCGGTCCTTGAGCCGGCGCGAGCACTCCAGTGGAATTGGCATCACACGATCATCTGCGAATACCTGGAGGCCGTGGAGTCCGCTGAGATTCGGCGGCTGATCATAAACGTCCCGCCAAGATGCATGAAGTCGTTGCTTGTTTCCGTGTTCTATCCGGCCTGGGTCTGGACTCGCGAGCCCGCAATTCAATTTCTCACGCTCTCGCATTCCGACGCCCTTGCTATGCGCGACGCCGTTAAATCCAGAACGCTGATGCAGTCGGAGTGGTATCAGGCCAGATGGGGCAAGGCTTGGAGATTCACGCCAGGACAATCGGAAAAGTCCTACTATTCCAACACAATGAATGGGCATCGCAACGCCCAGGGCATCAGCGGCGGAATCACCGGAAAAGGCGGTGATCGGATCATCATGGACGACCCGCATGACCAGGAGCGGGCGCAATCCGATGTGGAGCGCGCAAACGCGACGACCGCCTACGATACAAAGATTAGCAGTCGCAAAAATGATCCGGCGGAGAGCCGGGAACTTCTGATCATGCAACGGCTGCATCAGGTCGATATGTCCGGGCATTTGGCAAAGAAAGTCCTCGCGGGATGGGTCTCGCTCGTGCTCCCAATGGAGTACGACGGCCCCCGGTATATCCCGATCCGCCCCGCGCTCGCAGATCCGCGAACGAATGTTCGCGTCGAGGACGACGACGGGAATCTGGTGGAGCACGGCGAGCTATTGGACCCGGCTCGATACCCGGCCGACGAGGTTGCCACGCTGAGCGAGGATCTAGGGAGCTATGCAGCCGCCGGTCAACTCCAGCAACGCCCGACACCGAAAGGCGGGGGCATTCTCCGAGAACGCTGGTGGCGGCGCTGGCCGAAAACCAAGCCACTACCGCTCGCACTAAAAATCATCCAGTCCTATGATACCGCATTCTCCGACGCTGAGGAGCGGCGTGTGCGGTCAGGGCAGTCTCCGAGCTATAGCGCGAGGACCACATGGGGCGTGTTCTGGGATGATGAGCGCGCCAGGCACTGCCTGATGCTGCTCGAATCATGGCGTGCTCAATGTTCGTACCCGGACCTCCGCCGGGAAGTTATTGATGAGGCGAATATACGGGAGCCGGATTACCTGCTGATCGAGTCGAAAGCCAGTGGCCAGGGGCTGATACCGGACCTTCGGCGCGCGGGGTTGCGCTCAGGTATCACGATCCACGGCTACAACCCGGGCGCGGACGGCGACAAGATGACGCGCGCCGCGCTCGTGTCCGCGCAGCTCGAATCCGGCCAGATATGGGCGCCGACCGGGAAAAGCTGGGCTGAAACAGTGATAGGCGAGTGTTCAACGTTCCCGAACGGGGGGCATGACGACCTCGTAGACACATGCACGCAGGCGTGGTTGTTCGCAAAGCGGCTGCATATCGTAGCCCACCCAGACGACGAGGACGGGCGGCCGCTGTACAGCAGAAATAGAACCGACACACAGAGAATACAGGCGGCATACGCATGATTACCGATACCGATACCGATACCGCCACCATCGCGGTCTTGTCGCCAGACGCTCTAGAGGAGTCTATCGGCGTGCCAGAGGTCGAGTCTAAGCACGCAGAAAACCTCGCAGAGGCCCTGGACGAAAGCGATCTGCGGGCTATTGCTACCCGCTGCCAAGATTGGCTTGAATGGGATGAGGATAGCCGCCGGGACTGGTTTACCCGTGAGGCGCGAGGTATTCAACTGCTGGGAGTTACCGACCATCGCGGCAAAGAGCCGCCGTTTCCAGGCGCCGCCCAAGTCGCGCACCCGCTTTTGTCCGAGGCTTGTATCCAGTTTCAGGCACGAGCTATCGCTGAGCTATGGCCCCCAGGTGGCCCGGCGAAGACGATTGTATTGGGCGAAAAAACGGAGCAGAGGACTGACCAAGCCCGCCGCGTGGAAGGGTATTTGAATTACAAACTCACGGAAGAAATGGATCAAGCGTATGAATCTATGGATTCGATGCTGTTCCGGCTTCCGTTGTCCGGCAGCATGTTTAAGCGCACGTACCTAGATCAGTTGACCGGATCAATTGAGACCGAGGTGGTTCAGCCACAGGACTTCGTAGTTCCATATAACGCCGACGAGACCCTGTTAAAGGCATATCGGTACACGCACATCAAGAGGATGGACACCCGCCAAGTTCGGCAAAGGATGGAGGCTGGGGAGTTTCGTTTTATCGACGACCTACGACTTCCCGACGACGAGCACGAGTATGGAAACGAGATCCGAGTACGCGTGGAGATAGACTCCTCGGAGGGCCGAGACCATATCATCTACGACGACGATAACCGCCATACGATCTGTTACATGCACTGCCACCTAAACCTGGAGAACGCTACCGATAATCGCGCAGGCAAGGGGCTGCATCCATACTTAGTAATATTCGAGCGCGAAGAATATGAAGTTTACGGCGTTTACAGGGATTGGGCCGAAGGCGATGAATCCGAGGAGCGGATAGAGCAGTACGAGCACTATAAAATGTTCCCCGGCCTCGGGTTCTATGGTTACGGCTTTTTGCATTTCCTCGGTAGCATAACGGACGCGGCAAGCGGCGCGATCAACGCGTTACTCGATGCGGCGGCGCGGGATAATACCGATGCTGGGTTTGTTTCCGACACCGTAGACCTGACCCGTTCCAACGACGGACCTCTGGGTTTGGGCGAGTGGCGGTCTGTCCCGGCGACGCACGACGAGCTTAGGAAGGCGTTTTTCGCGATGCCGAAAACGGCGCCGAGCAGCGTACTGTTCCAGCTAATGGGGCACCTGGAAGACCTCGGGCGGCGATTTTCCTCGACAACCGAAACAATGGTGGGAGAGGGCACGGCAAACGTCCCGGTGGGCACCACGCTGGCCCGAATCGAACAGGGAATGAAAATCTACACGGCCGTCCACAAGCGGTTGCATAAATGCCTGGGCCGGGAACTAAAGCGCACAGCCGCTCTGGTGCCGAAAACAATACCGGAATATTACCCCTACGCCGTCGAAGGCGAATCCCGCATGATCATGGGGGCTGACTTTTCCGAAGAGGTAGACGTTGTCCCGGTCTCGGACCCGAACATCGTTACCCAAGCGCAAAAGCTCCACGTCGGCGAGTACGTTCTATCTCTAGCGGAGAAGGCGCCCCATCTCTATGACGTCCGGGCGCTGCATCACCACATCCTCACTACCATGCGCGTTCCGTATGCAGATGACATTCTGCTACCGCCACAGGATGAGATGTCAGCACGCACCGGCCCGGTGGAGGAGTACATGTCGATCATGTCCGGGAACCCAGTAAAGGCGTACCCGGAGCAGGACCACGAGGCGCACCTGGTTACGCACCAGGGCCAAATGCAGATGCTGGAGGGCGAGGGTAATCAGGAGTTGATCCCGGTCATGATGGCACACGTCCGAGAGCACCAGGCCTGGCAGTATTTTCTG